TCGGCTGGAGACATTTTTGTTCAAACAACTACACCTAACACAGGTGCAAGTTTAGGAACAAAACTTTACAGTTCTTCAACAAAAGCCTTTAGTTCAGTTGCAACTTCTATATACGCAAATACTGACGCGGCCCTAACAGCAGTAGGTACAGCAAACGTTAAAGTTGGCGACCTTATTGCAGTACATGGCGGCAGTGAAGCAGAATACAGTCTCAAGAGACATAACGGTAACACATCATTAGTAGCAACAGGATCAAGTTTTGGTTCTGGTGTTGATGTATCCGGTAACTCAAGTATAGGTATTAAGTATAACGGAACAACTATTACAGTTACTTTCGCTAATACAATATCAGGGAACGCAACAAACTCAACAGCCGAGGATGCAGTATATGACATCAACGCGGCTCTTGGTGCAGGTTCAGTAACTGAACTTGTTGCTTCTATCGGGAGCGATACAAACGTCGTTCTAACATCAAGCAAAGGTAGAGATGTTGAAATTATTTCAAATCACAGTGACTTTGGACCATCAAGTGTTGGTCTAGGTACAGGCGCCGTGACAGCAAATAAAGTCTACTCTAACTATGCTGACTTGTCATATGTAGCAAGTAAAACTAAAATGACAGGTAGTTTAGCAGATGGTACATTCTGGTACAATGCGACAGTGGCAAAAGCAAACATTGACTTATTAGAGCACAATGGTTCTGCTTTCGTTACTTTCACAAAAGACTTAAATGTAGCCGCTTCTGCTCCAACAACTCAATCAGATGGAACAGCATTAGTGGCTGGTGATGTATGGTTAGATTCAGATGATACTGAAAGATTCCCATATTTCTATAAGTGGTCAGGTACAGCCTGGGTTGCTATAGATGGAAGTGACCAACATACAGCAGACGGTATTGTTTTTGCAGACTTCAGACAGTCAGCAAGTAGTTCATTAGATGCAGACGCACCGGCGGCTTCAGCATACCCAAGTGGTATCTTAGGCTTTAACAAACGTGCTTCAGCAGGTAACGTTAAAGAGTATAAGTTAAACTATACTCCAAGCGGAACTAACATTGGTAATGTTTGGGTTGACGCATCAGGAAATAAAGTAGATGGTAACATGTATGGATTAAGAAAAGCAGTACATAATGTAGTTAAAACTAAAATGCAAGCCGCTATTACATCTAATGACGACATTAGAAGTGAAGTGAATGCATATAACATTATTGCCGCTCCTGGTTTCCCAGAAATGCTAGACGAAATGGTTGCATTAAGCACAGACAGAAGAAATACTGCTTTTGTTGTTGCTGATTCACCAATGAGACTTAAAGCAGATGCTACAAGCACAAAAGATTGGGCAACAAACGCCAACAATGCTAGTGAGAATGGAGAGGACGGACTTGTTTCATCTTCACCATACGCGGCTGTTTACTACCCAAGTGCTTTAACAACTAACTTAGACGGAACCAACGTTGTTGTTCCTTCAAGTCATGTTGCTTTAAGAACACTTGCATTTAATGACCAGGTTGCTTTCCCGTGGTTTGCTCCGGCAGGCTTCCAGAGAGGACTAGTTCAAAATGCTACTTCAGTAGGTTATGTAGATCCAGCGACAGGCGAATATGTTCCAGTAACATTAAACGAAGGTCAAAGAGATACATTATATCTAAACAAAGTCAATCCAATTGCACAATTCCCAGGAAGAGGACTTGCAGTATTTGGACAGAAAACACTTAATCCTAGTGCATCTGCATTAGATAGAATTAATGTTGCTAGACTTGTTGTTTACATAAGAGAAAGACTTGACGATATCGTTAAGCCGTTCTTATTTGAACCTAATGATGCAATAACAAGAAACAATGCTAAAGATGTTGTAGATAGCCTATTGGGTAACTTAGTTATTCAAAGAGGATTGTTTGACTTCGTTACAGTTTGTGACGGAACTAACAATACACCGGCTAGAATCGATAGAAACGAACTATACATTGACATTGCTATACAGCCTGTCAAAGCAGTTGAGTTTATTTACATTCCGATTAGAATCCAAAATACTTTGGGAACTAGCGGATCTAGTTAAGCAAAAGCATAAAATTAAAAAGGCGTCTTTTCTAAGGCGCCTTTTTTTTGACTGACTAAATAGTTACCATGAAGACCGATGACATGTTCAGTAATGAAGAAAGAGCAAAGTATGCCTTTCAAAAAGTTTGGTGGGCAAGAGATGAAGGCTCTAATCCAGAACTAGATAGAATATATGATTGGTTAGATACATTCAGAGAAGGATTGTGGGAAGATATGACTAGAGGTCGTACAGGAACTCCACATGAAATGATTCAACAAATACTAGACAGCGATGAATCATATAAAGCAGTTTTAGACCAACGTAATTACACAATTACAGATGCACAACGTCTTGTAGCAGAAAATGAACATGGTTTAGATAGTTGGATGGCTAGTAATTTACGTTATGGCTTAGACCACAGACCACATTGGTGGGACGAAGAAAGAGATTTACACTATGACTTTACTGAAGCAATTAAAGAAAGAATACCAAACGCATTAAAAATTTTAAATGAATTCACTCCTGAAGAATGTCCTATAGCAAGTTTTAGTGTGCTAAGAGCAAACTCTGTTATTAAAAGACACACAGGAATAGAGAATAGGCTAGGTAATTACATGCGTATTCATGTTCCATTGTATGTACCAGAGGGAGATTTATATTTTGAAGTAGCAAACTTTGAAATAGATTGGAGTAGAACATTTGGTTTCAATAACCAATGGACCCATAGTGCATATAACACTTCTCCAGAGCATAGAGCAGTTTTTAGTGTAGATTTACACAGAAACGTATTGGATTTACCCACTGGTGTTGACTATTTTAACAGCACATTCAACAAATTAAATGCACTTATAGACGAACCATACGAACGTGGCAAGCATTTAGACGTTACAAATGTGTGGAAAAAGTACTCTGATTAAAACTCTGTTTAATAATTTTCTCCCATTTTAGATAAATAAAAGTAACGATAAGACCTACTATTAATAATATGCGTCTTACGATTTAGGAGAAACTAACATGGCAGAAACAAAAAGTAAGTTTGGTGTACCATTAGCATCAGGTGAAGCCGGTATCTTAATGCCTAAACTAAAGTTTAGGTTTAGAGTATCGCTTTTATCAGGATTTGGTGGAAGCCAAGACACTAGAGTATTCACTCAGAACGTTATGAACGTAACTCGTCCTAAAGTAAACTACGAAGAAGTTCCAATCGATTCTTATAACTCGAAAGTATATGTCCAAGGTAAACATACCTGGGATCCAATTACAGTTGTTATAAGAGACGACATCAGTAATACTGTTGCTAGAATTGTTGGTGCCCAAAATAGTAGACAACTTAATCACTTTGAACAAACAGCACCTATGGCTGGAGAAGATTACAAATTCAACATGCAAGTTGAAGCATTAGATGGTAGTTCTGCAGACGCAAGTGAGATTTGGTTCTTAGAAGGATGTTTTATTACTAACACTGATTATTCCGATGCCGACTATGCTACAAACGAACCTGTAACAGTATCATTAACTATTAGATATGATAATGCATTACATGAAGTAGGTACAAGTAGCCAAGTTGAGACAGAAGCAGGTAATCCATTTACTAATGTAACACCACCGACAGCCGGTAAAAACGCACCTGCATAGGTCGTTTTTTAGTTAGGAGGCTACGATGGCGGATCTTTTTAAAAAGATTATTAGACATGGTATGGGAGTTGGTTATTATAACGGCTACCCAGACGATAATGCTAGACAGTCAAATGGCGAGAGTGTTACAGAGGGGTATTTGTTTGACTTAAACAACGCAAGACGTTTTAGTCCAGGAATAAACCCAGTACGTCAAAAATTTCAAGGATATGTCAACTTTAACTTTAATAGTTCAGTTGACATCTCCTCTTTGAATAATAATCAAACTAGAAACACTTTAAGCAGTCTTTGTAGGACTGCTGAAATACCTACGGCTGATATTGTAACTGATGTAAAAAATCAGTACAATAGAAAACGTATCACAGTTACTCACGCAGAAATGAAACCAATTAATGTAACAGCATACGACACAGTCGATAGTGCTTGGGTGATTATTTTGATGAAGGCTTATGCACATTTGTTTGTTAATCCTATAGGAAAATATGATACATCAGGTGATAGTCCTACACCAAAAAGAATTCCTGCAGACGTTGTTCCATCAGCAGTTGCAGGCGGAGGTTCAGAAGCGATTGCAAAAGGACAATTTGAAAGTGATATGATGGGACTTAATTTAAGACCAGCAAATGAAAGAAACTTTATTACAAGTATGGAAGTAGTTAAGTTTCATGGACAAAAAGCATTAAGGTACACATTATTCAATCCAATGATTACAAATTTTGAAATAGATGGTATAGACCATAGTGATTCATCACCTGCAATGATTAGTATGACAATACAATATGAAAACTTTAGTATTGACCCTGTCGTCAATCAATTCCTAACAGAAGAAGAACTAGAACGTTTCTCAGGATTTAATTTGAATGAATGGGAACTATTAAGAAGCGGTTCCGCTGACTCCGGCACACAATTCCCAGGAGGCTCTGTATCAAGTAGAAGTGTATTAAACAATCCTGCAATGGGACAGAAGAATTTAGACTTCTTGACTGGTGGCGCCGAAGGACAAGATGTTAGGTCAAAACAATCAGAGCAATTCTTTGAACAGTTTTCTACTGGTAGTGAAAATAATGAAAAGCCGGACCAAGATGCTAAACCATCTGGACAACGTTCTAATATAGGAGGCACAATATAATGTCTTCTAAAAGTTTATATGAAACATTTGGTAACGAAGTAAGTTATGAAATGCGTAGAGACAAATTAGTTCAGTTCATTGAAAACAACACAATAAACTTTCCATTACCTGAAGCAAGTGTAGAAATACTTGTAAACATGGTACCACAAAGTTTTAAGGGCATGGACCCAAACAAAATAAACATTGTTGAAAACAGATTAACCAGTATTGGTTTCACAGGACCAACTGCAAAAACTTTAGCAGTAGCACTTATTACAGTTGCAGAAAAGCAAGGAGTACATCCTATATCGTACTTTGAACTCAACGAAGACAGCATAAAGTTAGCAGAACAAACCTATAAAGCAATAAATAGTATAAGACCTAAAGGAAATCAAATTGGTTTAACTGTTGACAAATTTAATAAAGATTCTAAACTTGCATCAGTTATAAGACCGTAAGAGGTAAATATGGCTGGTAATTCCCATTACTCACAAGGACAATATGTAGTTCAAAACCCTAATAAGTATGTAGGGCAAAAGATGCCGTTTGCTAGAAGCAGTTGGGAAACAGCATTCATGAGATTTTGTGATAATCATCCTAACATACTTAAATGGGCAAGTGAGAACGTAAAGATTCCTTATAGGAATCCTTACACAGGTAAGATTACCAACTATGTTCCTGACTTTATGGTTCAGTATCAGGACAAGAATGGTAAAACATTGGTAGAGTTGATAGAGATTAAACCAAAAAGCCAAACTATTATTGAAAATGCCAAAGGCAGAGGTGATAAGATGGCTACAACCGTAAACGCCGCTAAATGGACAGCCGCTCAAGAATGGTGTAAAGCCAAAGGCATACATTTTAAAGTGATTACTGAGGATCAGATATTCAGAAATAATAAAAAACGTAAACCAACGCAAAGGAAACAAAGACGAAAGTAATGAAAATAAAATATACAAATACTCCAAGGGACGTCATAGAGTTTGATGATGATGTTCCGGCTAATTTAGATCCTACTGATGTAGTAGAGATTTTTCAAACACCCTTAACTGGGTCATTCAATTGGGACTATACAGTACAAGATAACAGAATTAAGAAATTGTACGAGTTAGGTAAAGAATTGAACTGGAATGTAGAAGTAGATGTTGATTGGACACCTACCTTTACAGGTATTAGTGATGAAGAATTTGATTTTGAAAATACACAATGGGATAAACATGAAGTTTTTAAAACCTTTGACAAACAAAAACGCATAGAATTTTTTAAAGATTTAAACAGTTGGGCAACAAGTCAGTTCTTACATGGAGAACAAGGAGCATTATTGGTAGCATCGCAGTTAGCCAGTTGTGCGCCGACCTATAACGCAAAACTTTACGCCGCATCGCAAACTTTCGACGAAGCAAGGCATGTAGAAGCATTTAACAAGTACCTACAACAACGATTAAAACGCAGTTGGCCCATTGGTAGAGCATTAAAAGGACTATTGGATAAAATATTAACAGATCCTAGATGGGATTTAAAGTTTATTGGTATGCAAGTAGTAATTGAAGGTTTGGCATTAGCCGCCTTTAATGCCGCCAAGAACGGAACTAACGACCCTGTGTATAAACAAATGCTAGAATATATTATTAGAGACGAAGCAAGACATGTTACGTTTGGTATTCAGTATTTAAAAGAGTTCGTAACTACTTTAAGCGAAGAAGAAAAACTAGAAAGGGCAGAATTTGCCTTAGAAGCCTGTACTGTAAGCAGAAACAGACTAAGAGCATATGATGTTTGGGAAAAGTATGGTATGGATTTGGATTACACAGACGAATATCAAAAAGAAAACATATTTCAAACACAATTTCAAGATGTGTTGTTTAGTAGGATAATGCCTAACCTTAAAAAGATTGGATTATTGCATGATGAACTAGTACCAGAGTATGAAAAATTAGGTGTTATGGGATATGCAGATGGCGATAGCGATTACGAAACAAGTTGGGAAGAATTAAGTAAACCATTAAAATGAAAATAAGTGAAATTATAGAATTCAAAGTACCTAAAAAGGTTTATAACAAACCACAGGACTATGTGGATGCTAGAAATCACAGATTTGACCAAATGTTTGGACACCCAACACGGAAACTTAAAAAGAATAAGTCCAAAAAGAAGAAGAAGTAATGTATGTCCTCTTTAATAGATTACAAATTACTGGAAACACCAACCAGAGGCCTTATTCCTTTAGCAAAAAGGAATAAACAACTCAAATATAACATTACTAATGACTGTACTATACCTCATAGAAGTCTAAACATAACAACAAAAGGCGAATGCTTCATAGATAATTGTGAAATGTATTTGCCTTTTGTTATATGTAATGTTATGGATTTACAAAAACTAGAAGATGTTTGGAGTAATCCTTTAGCAAAAGAATTACAAAAAGATGTAGAAGATAAAAAGTTTACTTGGTGTGCTGTGGAACATTGTAGAATTATGGAGAGGGATCTACACTGGATAGATAAAAAAGGACAAGAATTTTATAGCATATATGTAAATGTAGATGAAAGTTGTAATCTTTCTTGCCCAAGTTGTAGGACAGACATGATATTACATACAAATGGTGATGATTATGAAAGACAACTTGGTTATGCAGAGCATACAGTCAACTTATTACGACATTTTAAAGAGAGAACTCATATAACACTTACTGGAAATGGTGATCCTTTAGCAAGTAATATAATGAGACCGTTTGTTACTAATTGGATACCCAATGACAACCATACAATAACATTGTTTACTAATGGATTACTAATGAGTAAACAACTTCCTGACAGTAAAATACTGCCAAACATAAGTGAATTCAAAATAAGTATAGACGCAGGGTCTCAGGATGTATATGAAGTAGTAAGAAGACCTGGTAAGTTTAATAAACTAATAGAAAATTTAGAATGGATGCATGATAATAAACCAAAAGATGCAAATGTACACTTTAGATTTGTTTGCCAAAAAGCAAATGCACATGATGTTGTTAATTTTGTTAAACTAACAGAACGTTTTGATGCTGAATGTTCTATATCAAGATTAGATGATTGGGGAACATTTGATAATTTTGCAGAAGAAGATGTTGTGGATCAGTTAGACCATCCTTTAAGACCAGGATTTTTTGAACAAATTAAGGAAGTAGTTGATTTGCCCTTTGTATCTATACCATATAATATAACAAAGTACCTATAAAGTGTAATAAATAGTGTTATGACCAAGAAACTAGAGGAAGAATTTAATTTACCATCCATAGATGATACTAATGCAAAAGAAAATGCAGAAGCAACAGAAAAATTTGATGTTGCAGAAGTTACAGCATTAGATATTGAGGATGTGCAAACAGCATTATCAAATGCAGAGAAGATAGACCTTGCATTACAAAATGTAAAAGGACTAGATGAGCATGATGAAGAGATGGACGACATTGCTCAACAGGCAGTTGACAGTTATCAACAACTAATGAACTTGGGAATGAATGTTGGAGACAGAGAAGCAGGTAGTATTTTTGATAGTGCCGCTAAAATGTTAAAAACAGCCTTAGAAGCCAAGGACAGTAAAATTGATTCTAAGTTAAAACAGATAGATTTAATGATTAAAAAAGGTAGACTGGATAATAATGCAAAAGAATCCAGTGGTACAGCAAGTGGTGGACAAGCAGTGGATAGGAATGAACTGCTTAAAATTATCAACTCTGACAAAAATAAATAATTTTGCCTTATTTTGATAAATAAGTACATAACGGAGTTATTACATGAGAGAACTTAAAGATATTATAACTGAATCATTCAATAAAGAATACGGTTATAGAATTAAACTAGCAAGAGATTGTTCAGCAGATGACTTAGCCAAGTTAGAAAGTGCTTTACAAAAGTATAATCTTGTTAGTGCTACACCTTGGAAAAGGTTACCTATACAAGAAAACCCAATTGAGTTTCAAAGACTCAAAGGTTTAAACATTGTATCTGAAGTTTGCAGTACTGATGTTGTATTAAAATATCCAGTAAACGAAAGAATATTAGAAGTATATGTAGCAGTAGCATGTGGTTGTGACCATGAAAACGTTATTGTTTATGGTGTAAACAATCCAAAAAGAATTGAAAGTGAAATGGCAGAAGAAAGACTTGCTAACGATAAAGATAGACAAGTAGAAACTCCAGAAGCAGTTCTCGATGAAGTTGATAGTTCCGCAGACCAAGACCAGTATGAAGCACAACAAGGTGAAGTTAAAGAAGGACCTTTGTTTGGCGAAGCATACAATCAAAAATTCCTAGCAGAATTAGAAAAAATCAAAGCAGAAAAAGGCGCAGACTATTTCCGTAACTATCCTAGCAAGGATGGTATTATGGGAGATGACGTCAAATCTATGTACGATAACATTACAGGTAAAGCACACGGTGGATTGGCACCAGAAGCCAAGCCAGTTGATGTTGTATCTCAAAGTTCTAGAAGAAACTAATGCATGGAGAAAGCCACACATACAAGAAATCCATGTATGGACCAGGTAGTGTTGTGAGTATTGATGCATCTGCAGAATCTGTAGACGAATTAAAAATGATTTTGCAAAAAGTTGGAGTAACTTTACCATCAGGTGAACCAAAAGGTGATGATGAACCTAAAAGTTGTGGTTGTGGACAAGATCCATGCATAACATATGGTACTCCAAAAGAAAAAGAACCAAAAGTTATTGCAATAGATGTAGATGGTGAACAAGATGGCGATTCTGCAATGCAATTTCCTAAAACAGACGTCAATCCTGACGCATCAATGACCACAGATAAGGAAGTTTTAAATAACATTCTTAGAGACCGTCTAAAAGATTACCTCCGTAATAGTAAATAATAACCTTTAATACTCGATAAATACTGTTATGCCAAAAGGAACAGTTAATACTGAGTTAGTAAAACAAGCATACTCTAAAATACCATATGATGCTGACATGCTGAGAGAATTTCAAGCATGTTGTGACCCTATTGTAGGTCCAATGCACTTTATGAAGAAGTTTGTACGCATACAACACCCTACAAGAGGTGGTATTGACTTTGAACCATTCGATTATCAAGAAGATTTAATTGTAAACTACAACGAAAACAGATACAGTATTAATATGCTGGGCAGACAGATGGGTAAAACTACTGTAGCGGCTGGTTACTTGTTATGGTTTGCAATGTTTAAACCAGACAGTACCATATTAGTTGCGGCTCACAAGGCGGCTGGTGCTCAAGAAATTATGCAACGTATAAGATATGCTTATGAAAGTATTCCTAATCATATAAGAGCAGGTGTTGTAGAATATAATAAAGGTAGTATCACATTTGATAATGGTAGTAGGATAGTAGCAAGTACAACAACTGAAAATACTGGTAGAGGTATGTCACTTACATTAGTGTACTTGGATGAGTTTGCATTTGTACCACCCAGAATAGCCAAAGAGTTTTGGACTTCACTGTCACCAACATTAGCAACAGGTGGTAAATGTATTGTTACTAGTACACCAAATAGTGATGATGATACATTTGCTGGTATATGGAACCAAGCAATAAAAACTGTGGATGAATATGGCAATGAGAGTGACGTAGGCATAAACGGGTTTAAAGGATACATGGCTAAATGGGACCAACATCCTGACAGAGATGATGAATGGGCCACAGAAGAAATGAGTAGGATTGGTGAAGAACGTTTTAGAAGAGAGCATGAATGTGAATTTATCATATACAATGAAACACTAATTGATTCTATTCTATTAGCCAATATGAAGTACACAGACACCTTGTATAGAACAGGACAAGTACGTTGGTACAAAAGGCCCACAGCAGACAAAATGTATGTGTTAGCATTAGATCCTAGTGCAGGTACAGGCGGAGATAACTCTGCAATACAAGTTGTAGAATTACCTACAATGGTACAAGTAGCAGAATGGTGTCATAACAAAACTCCTATTGAAGGACAAATAAAAGTTATGTTGGACATATTAAAAGAATTAAAACAGTATGGGTCTAAAGAATTATATTGGACAGTAGAGAACAACAGTATTGGTGAAGCCGCACTTGTAGTAATTAGAGATACAGGTGAAGAACAATTTCCAGGAACATTTTTACATGACCCAGTTAAGGTTCAAGGCAAACGAGGTCGTAAAGGATTCCATACAAGCAGTAAAACTAAAATTGATGGATGTTTGGCACTAAAACGTTTTGTAGAACAAAACAAGTTAAAAGTTTACAGTAAAGCATTTTTAGGAGAACTAAAAAACTTTGTTGCACGTGGTAACAGTTTTGCAGGACAACCAGGCGAAAGTGATGACTTGGTTATGAGCATGGTAATTGCATGTAGAATGATTAATTATATTAGTACATTCGAAGATGATATATTCACAGTTGTAAATCAAAACATTGGTGATGGAACAAGACCCAATGATGATGACGGTCCAATGGATGAGTATGATGAACCCATGCCCGTTGGATTGCTGTAAAATCTCCCCTAAATGATAAATACATACATAACGGAGATATATACTAATGTTAGTAGAAGCAACAAGTGTAAAAACAGTAGCAGATAGAGTTTTTAACCTACTTAAAGGTTATGGATTCCAAATCGATACTTACAATAAAATGGGTGAAGTTGTTGGTGACCCTGCAGATGCAATAAGATTTTTTGTAGAAGATCCTAATTTACTTGTTACACTAAACGTACCAAAAGAAGAAATACGTTTAAGCATTAGTGATAATACTGACCAAACAGATACATTAAGAAAGCAATTATCAGAGATTGCAAAAGATTACTTAATGATGCTTGACTTTAGAGTATTTGGTAAAACATTAAAACCAAGCAGTGAAGCAATTAACATTTCGAGAGAAAGTGATATGAAAGAACAAAATGAACTAAGAAAACTAGCAGGACTTGAACCTATTAATGAAGATAGAACTGTAGTTGGTTGTAAAGACGGTAAAGAACTTTACATTTTTTTAGGTAACGAGCAGATTGATTTAGGACAATCAGAAGAAGAGGTTGCAAGTAAACTATTAAGTTTAGGTGACAAAGTAGATTTTGATGATATGTTTTATAGTTCAAGCATGGACTTTGCGAGAGAATGTGGATTTGCTTCTAACGATGGTGCTAAAAAATTAATGGATAAAGCCATTGATTTAATGATGGATATGAAATTTGCTAAAAGCGGTGAAAAAATTAGTGCTGATATGCCTAAAATGGATTTTGAAGAAGCAGAAGAAGGACCAGGCGGAGTTGAAGATTGTATTAGAATGGTACTAAGAAAGGAAGGCGGAGCGGCTGGACTAGGTGCTATTGAAGATGCATGTAAAAAAGCAGGGTTTGAAGATGATGTTAAAAGTGTAATGTCTAGTATGTCAGATGTTGAACAGCATTCAGAAGGTGATTACTTATTAAAAGAAGAAGACGAAGACAAACCCGGTGAAATGGTCAGATATTTCTTAAAACAAGATTTCACTAAAATGAGCAAAGAAGACGCATCAACTATTGTAAGTAATATTGCCTATGAAAAATTCCCTAGTTATGATATGCATGA